TGATTGATTCACTCTGTGATGCACTTGACATGCAACCCATTACAGGATATGCTATGTGGCGAGATGTTCGTACCGCAGTAGATATTCTTTATGGAACTACGAATGGATATGTAGAAGTAGATCATCCTTTGTTTGATCGTACTGCTGTTATCAAACATCATCCTGTTCATGACTGCGCACTTGATGCAATGCAGTTGCTATATGGAAAGACTTAATGGAATTTTACACAACAGCCCATGCAGTGGGCGACAAGATCCTCGTTAGAGGATACGACAAAGGCAGACCCTATATGCGTAAGGTAGATTTCTACCCTACGCTTTTTGTCAATTCTAATAAGCCATCAAAGTGGAAGACACTGGATGAAACTTATGTTGACGAAGTAAAACCAGGATCCATTCGTGAGACTCGTGACTTCATCAAACGATACGAAGGTGTTGAGGGATTCCCTGTCTATGGCAATACAAACTATGCCTATCAATATATCAGTGACACGTATGACTATGATGTCAACTGGGATATGGAACAGATTAAGGTATACACAATTGACATTGAGACCAGTACTGAGAATGGATTCCCAGATATTCGTACTGCCAACGAAGAGATTCTACTAATCACTATCAAAGACCTTATCAGCAAAAAGGTTATCACGTTTGGTTATTCACCAACTGGTACTATGTACAGTCATTATCGTGATGATGTAACCTATCAAGCATACACCAGCGAGTTGTCTCTTCTGAAAGACTTTATGATCTGGTGGCAACAAAATTATCCAGACATTATCACTGGCTGGAACACTGACTTCTTTGACGTGCCATATCTTATTCGTCGTATCGCACGTGAACTTGGTGACACATTTGCCAATAAAATCTCTCCATGGGGTATGGTAAATGAGCGCAAGACATTTATCAAAGGTAACGAAGAGATTCACTATGACATTCTTGGTATCAGTCAGCTAGACTATCTGGAACTTTACAAGAAGTATACCTACACCAAACAAGAGTCATACAAACTCGACTACATTGCTGAACAAGAACTTGGTGATCGTAAGAAAGAGAATCCTGGAGTTGACTTCAAAGACTTCTACACAAACTATTGGCAAGACTTTGTTGACTATAACATTCACGACGTAGAATTGGTTGATAGATTCGAAGACAAGATGCGTTTGATTGAACTTCATCTTACCATGGCTTACAATGCCAAGATCAATCCAGAGGATGTTTACTCACAGGTACGTATGTGGGACACTATCATTTACAATCACCTGCGTAAGAAAGGTATTGTTATTCCTGCTAAGACTTCTTCTGGCAAAGATGCGCAGTTTGAAGGTGCTTATGTTAAAGATCCAATCATTGGTATGCATAAGTGGGTGGCTTCCTTTGACTTGAACAGTTTGTATCCTCACTTGATTATGCAGTACAACATCAGTCCAGAAACATTGACAAGCGAAAAGCTATCTGTCACTGTTGACAAACTTCTGAACAAAGAAGTTGATACTGACTATTGTAAGCGACGTGACTTGGCTTTGACGGCGAATGGTTGGACATACCGTAAAGACATCAAGGGGTTCATGCCTGAACTGATGGAGCAGATGTATGCGAATCGTTCTAAGTTTAAGAAACAGATGTTGAAGATTGAACAGGAATACCAGAACGATAAGACAAAGGTTCATCTGTTGAAAGATATCTCTCGTTTGAATAACCTGCAGATGGCAATGAAGATTGCTTTGAACTCAGCTTATGGTGCGATGGGTAATCAGTACTTCAGATACTTTGACATTCGTATGGCTGAAGGTATTACGACTTCTGGTCAACTGTCTATTCGTTGGATGTCAAATGAATTCAACAAGTACATGAACAAGGTTCTTAATTCTGACAAAGATTATGTTATTGCCATTGATACTGACTCAATCTATCTTTCTCTTGAAGATTTGATTGAGAAAGCATGCGAAGGCAAGACGACTGAATACAAGATCAGGCAGATGGACAAGGTCTGTGAACAAATGTTCCAGCCATTCATTGACACAACATATCAAAAGCTGTCAGAATATATGAATGCGTATTCTCAGAAGATGGTAATGAAGCGAGAGGTTCTTGCTGACAAGGCTATCTGGACTGCCAAGAAACGCTATGTGATCAACGTCCATAACTCTGAGGGTGTTCAGTATGCGAAACCTAAGATCAAAGTCATGGGGCTTGAGATGGTTAAGTCTTCAACTCCATCTGTCATTCGTGATAAGTTGCGTGATAGTTTGAATGTGATTCTTAGAGGTGACCAAAAAGAACTACATACATATGTGATGGACTTTAGAAAAGAATTTGATAAGATGTCTGCGGCAGAGATCGCATTTCCTCGTGGTGTAAATGGTGTCAAGCAGTATGCTGGCTCACCAATCTATATGAAGGGAACTCCAATCCATGTTCGTGGTGCTCTGCTTTATAATCACTACATAAAGAAGATGGGACTTGATAAGAAGTATCAACCGATTCGTGATGGTGACAAAATCAAATTTGTTTATGTTCGTACACCTAACCCACTACAGGAAGATGTGATTGCTTTCAGTCAACATATCCCAAGTGAGTTTGGAATTGAAGCATACATAGATTATGACAAGATGTTTGAGAAAGTATTTCTTGATGCACTACAGATTGTCATACAACCACTTGGATGGAAAACACAGGAAGAGTCTTCGCTGGAAGACTTTTTCGGATAAGGAGAACTATGAAATTATTTAATGTTGGTGGTATTCCTATTATGTTATATAACACTAATAGGATTGTCACAGATAAAGAGTATGAGACAATCATTATGCATGATTACTCTGCTCATATGTTTAAAGATGAGGCTACTCCAGGATTGATCACAAAATCTCATTACGTATTAAACCATCCAGATTTAGTTGATGTTAAAACATTCTGTAAATCATATCTTGATAAGTACATCAATGAGACTCTATGTATCACTAATGAATTTATCATAACACATTCTTGGTTTACCAGAAACCCGACTGGTGCATCACACCATGCACATAGTCATCCAAACTCTATTTTCTCTGGTGTTTATTATTTGGATGCTGAACATGCAGAAGTAACATTCGAGTATGAGAACACGTTCAGTAAATCATTTGATTTTAGATATAACTATTCAGCAATTAATGAATTTAATAGTAGATCTTTAACATTGGAACCAAGAACTGGAGATGTTTTGATATTCCCGAGTTGGATTAAACATAAAGTATCTGAGAACAGTGGTGCCACAGATAGAATGGTTCTTGGGTTCAACTCATTCGTTACTGGGAATTTGGGTGATACAGATATCAATACATATCTAAATCTGGATACTAAAAATGCAGAACATTAAAATAATTAAGACTGGCATCAATGTAAAGAAGATGTTGAGCCAGCTAGAAAACAATCCTCAAGATTGGGGTGCACAGAAACAAGCTAATGGTGCAATGTCCATGCTTGATCGAGGATTTCCAGAAGTTCAAGCTGGTGTTCTGCAACTCGTAATGGGTGCAGTTCAAACAGCTGATCAATATGTTGGTGATAGTGAATTGAGTATACCAACAGAAGCATACTACAGACACACAGAGATTATTGCTTTCTTGAAAAGAAATTTTAAGAAATTTGATCGTTGCGGTTTCTTGTCATTACCAGTCGGAGGAACTGTAGGACTACATATAGATGAAGGTAGTTATTATCAGACAAGAGACAGATACCATCTATCAATCGTAGGTAGATACAGGTATTTTGTTGGAGATGAACACTACGATGTTGAGCCAGGAACTCTATTGTGGTTCAACAATAAACTTAAACATGGAACTGAAAATATTGGAGATTGCACTCGCATTACTTTTGTGTTCGATGTTCCAAATAAAAAGTTTACATTAAATAAAAAATAGAGTATAATTATTGAAAGGAATAAAATGAAAGCACTTAAATTTCACGCATCATGGTGTGGTCCATGCAAAGGTCTAGCGATGACTATCAAAGGCGCAGAAGATAAAATTACTATACCCATTGAAGAATATGATATAGATACTTCTGGATCAATCTCTGCCCAGTGGCATGTTCGTTCTGTTCCTACAATGATTTTACTCAATGATGCTGGCGCAGAAATTAAACGTAAAGTAGGATCGATGAGTGAAGCTGAGTTATTAGAATTTTTGAAAGGATAATATGAGCATTTT